CACCCACGAGGCGATATGTCGGCACATAGACATACTTCCGGATCTTAAAACCATAATAGTCATTGATCACTCCCGGTATGCTTCCAAGATTAGCCTGAAAACCGAATTGCTGAGTCAGCTTAGGATCATTATTGATCAGACTCCAGATAGCCTGAGGGCTCATGAGTAATGTACGTCCGGCATCCGGGTAAAGAAGATCATCAAATGCTTTCGCAAGCGCTGCTATATCAGCCGCCAGAACTATTTTCACACCAGTCGCAGGATCAATAGCACCTGTAGCCACTATCACCGGTGTAGCCAGACTGTTTGCCGTTGCGCCCCAATTCCAAGCGGTATAAATACCATACTGCTCCATGATCGCAAGGACGTGCTGTTTGTTTACGCTATCCAGCTTGTTGTATACCAGCTCTGCGGTCTCTATGCGCTGCACACGTGTCGGTGTAGACGAGAAGGTATCAAGAGAAACCTTAAGCGCCGTATCCGTTCTTGGAGCTGCTACCAGCGGCCATACCGTGTTATTGATGTGCACTACAGGATCACCGCCCACCGCTGCAAAGTTGATGGCATCATTCTCGACCCACTCATCCCAGTTCTCTCCATCCTCGATGAAAGACTTGTCAGCACGAAGCTGATCGATCAGCTGATCAATCCACACCTCCTTATTCAGGCCGTCCATAAAGATGGCAGGCTCAGCGAATGTGAATCCGCGATAGTTGTAATACATACGTGCGCAGTTTTGCGCCACACCTATTGCATTCGTGGCAATCGCGCCGACTACAGCTACGACAGGGCTTGCGAATACAGTTCCCAACATAACCCCCATGAGGCAGTTGAAGGCGACAGCTATCAGGATGTTGAATAGCGCGCCGAGTTTAGAGTTTGGTTTTGATCGTCTCATTTTGTGTTTTTTGTTTTAGTGACTTCTTGTGCCCGGAAACCCCGCACGGTGGCGGGGCTCTGGGTTTTTATGGTTTTGTGTCTATGGTCGTATGCGTTCGATGTCAAGTTTGATATCCTGAAGGAGGTCTTTCATTTCATTGATGGAATCCTTCAGCTCTCCTTTCACCTCTTTGATCTCTCCCCTCAGCCTTGAAATCTCCTTTTCGTTTGCCTCCTGCTGTACCTCCAGCGTATTGATGGAGAGTTTGAGGGAGACGTATACCCCGATAAGGGAGAGTATGCCGCCTATGATGAAGCAAATAATGGTAGTACTTGCCTCGTCTGATAGTCCGTTTAGTGCCATGACTGATCTCCTTATTTAGGGGTGACCACTCCGCTGGCATTCACGGCCTCCTTCTTGGCAGCCAGAAGCGCATTATAGGTATCGGGATCATTGGTCTTCAGAGCCAACAGAGTGCCCGCCTTATGCATCTTGTCATAGGTCTCTTTAGACAACTCAATGTTGCCATCGACCTTGCCGCCGCCGCCATTCGTCAGAAGCTTCTTGATCGGGTTACCAGCAGGCGCAGCAGCTGGCTTAGCGAGGCCGAGCACTTTCTTAGTGAAGGCGAGATTGAGCTTTGCCTGCGCTTCGTATTCCGGCCTTTCTTCGACAGTGAATTTGCCAGCAGCTTGCGCCTCATCCAGCACCAATTTGATCTCAGCGCTTTTCTCAGTGGCAATAGAAAGCTTTAAGGTTGCGAGTTCCTGTATGGCAGCCTCGCCCTCATTTATCTTGCCGATAGCAGCGGCCACAGTATCGCTATCTCCTGTACTCACTGCGAGTTTCAGAGCGCTTTTAAGAAGGGTTAAATCTTGCATATGTTGATTGTTTTGTGACGTGTTACTTGCTGACAACTTGAGTTGCAGCTTCTTTCTAAATTGCTCAGGGTTGAGACTTTCACCACTCGCTTTCATCTTCAGCGCTTCGGGATTGGAAGGGATAGCGCAAAGCGAAGCCTCGTAGCATTCGCACTTGACGAGTACCGGTGTTTCTCCGAAACCAAGCTCCGGCTTGATCTGAATATCATCCCAGTCGAAATCAAGTCCGAGGCTTGCACCATTCAGGAAACCGCCTTCATACTCCTGCATCTTAGATGCCGCATGTTCATTCTCCTCATTAAAGTTTGGAGTGGATGATACATCAGTGCCTTCTACTGTGCGACCTTTCCAGTTGCCAAGGATCAGCGTATCATTGTGCGAATCCAGCATTACCGGATTAGCATCAAACCGCGTCCAGTCTATACCCGATGTCAACACAATAATGCCGTAGCTATTGGGTGCTTGTGTGTGTATCTTGATTGGCTTTGGCATGGCGTTTTTTTTTACCTGTTTATCGATTGCGGTAGCAAAAATGTAGTATCGTTAAACCCTCACCAAATCACATATCTCTGAATAGTTCTGTACTACTATTCAATAGTTTTTCAGACCTATTCAGAGATACAAAACCTTTAAGTTTTTTCGGCAAAAGCGAAGTTTGCAGCGTGGTTACCTTCTGCGAAGCAGAAGGGGGACTGATTCTAAAAACAACGCAATGGCAAGAGAAAACCCGAAGAAGGGATTGGCTTTCATCCTCTACATGGAGACCGATCTGTCGCAGAAAGAAATAGCCGATCAGCTTGATACGACTGAGGCGACCGTGAGTAAGTGGGCGAATGCTGACAACTGGAAACAAAAGAAAGCTGTGGACGCCCTCAGCCCTGACAAGCTGGTGCGCGAGTTCTACAATCAAGCCTTTGACATCATGGAGAAAGCTAAGAAGGATAATCGCCCTGTCAACTCAAGTGAGGCCGACTCGCTGGTCAAACTCGCTGCCGCTATCGACAAGCTGGATCGCAAGGTCAGCCCCTCTATCGTGACGGCTGCATTCATGCGATTCAATAACTGGGTTCGTGTTCAGGACTTGGAACTGGTCAAGAAGATGATGCCGTATCAGATGCGCTATTTACAGGAACTCATCAAACCAGAAGGGAGTAAGTAATGGTACAGGAAAAAGCATACACCCTCAAAGACTTTGAAGATCACTGTCGCCGTGTCTCTGAGTCTACATCTAACCTTCCTACCGAGACGGCAGAGCAGAAGGACAAGCGCATAAAAAGGCTGCTTGGCAACTATGGAGAATTCTTTGAGTTCTATCTTGAATACTACTGCAAAGGCAAAGACGGCAAAGTAACAAAGTGTGCATGGTATCACATTTATGTCGCTCACCTGCTGTTGAAGTTCCCTGTCATTCACTTGATCCTGGAGTGGTTTCGGGGAAGCGCAAAATCTATCCATGCAGACCTCGGATACCCGCTATTTCTCTGGGCGCATAATGAGCTGATGTGTATGATCCTGATAGGACAGAACAACACTATAGCGAACATACTGCTAAGTGACATCCAAGCACAGTTTGAGCATAACGGCCTTTTCAAAAATGACTTCGGTGATCAGAAGTCAATAGGCTCGTGGGAGACAGGAGAATTTAAAACACGTAATGGCGCTGGCTTTTTTGCTCGTGGTATGGGTCAAACTGTGCGCGGAACACGTAACGGCCCACACAGGCCCGATTATATCGTCGCTGATGATCTTGACACAAGTAAGCTATCCCGCAACTCTGAAATGATCAAGGAGGCCGTAGACTGGCTCAATGACGAAGTACTCGGCACATTCGATGTGGGCAATCAGCGGTTTATCCTTGTCAATAATGGTCCATTCCCCAAGAGTATACTGCGCTCAATGGTCGAGGAGAAATTCGTCGCATCGGCCAAGATTGGAATACGTACCCTGATGCGGAATATACTTGCTCCCGGTGCATTCTCCTATCAGGTCAAAAACATTTGGCACCATCTGCGAGTAAACGCAGTGGATAAGGATTTCAATCCAAGTTGGCCGGAAAAGTACACCAAGGAATACTGGGTAAACTTTGCAAAAGGCAAGACATCGCGCAGCTGGCTCAGAGAGTGGATGAATACGCCCGTAACAGTGGGCGGCATATTTCAAGATAAATGGGTGCAGTGGAAGAGAATGCAGCCACTAAAGAACTACTCCAGGCTGATCCACTACGTTGACCCATCTGCTAAAGATTTGGGAGACTATAAAGCCGCTATGCTCTGGGGAAGCTATAATACAGAGCTTCATAAGATCAAAGCATTCCTTCGCCAGTGCAGCCGTCTTGACCTTATCAAATACCTGTATGACACATACGAAATGGTCAGAGATAAGAAGGCAATCCTAACCACACAGATCGAAGGAAACTTTGCGCAGGATGAGCTTTTCAGGGATGAGATATATGCAGAGGGCATACGCCGCGGTTATCAGCTGCCCTACACCTTCGATACCCGCAAGAAGGATAACAAATTCGAGCGGATAGAATCAACATCATCGCACTATCAGAATCACCTTGTTTTCTGGAATGAAGAAGAGAAGAATACGGAGGATATGAAAGAGAGCAAGGATCAACTCATAGCGATAGCACAGGGAGGCAAGATGCATGACGACGGCCCTGATGCTGATGAAGCAGCTATATTTTATCTCATGGAGAAACGCCGCGCATCAGCTTCAGAGCCGCGTAGCGGGACTATAAAAAGAGACAGCGCAATGTAATGCCAACTGTAAAGGAATTAGTTAACGCCCTCGTGGACTTCCCTGACTGTACCTTCCGGGTGGGTATAGTCTCTGATATTGACAAGGATAAGGACACATGTACTGTGCAGCCGGTCAACGGTGATGCCGAGATGCTGGGTGTGCAGCTGAAGGCGATCATAGATAGTGAGGACAATGGCTACATCCTCTACCCTAAGAAAGACAGCAATGTGCTGGTAGGAATCATCGACGGTGTGAAGACACACAGCTTTGTGGCGATGCTATCAGAGGTCGAAAGCATCAAGCTCGTGATCGACGGCAATAAGATCACAGCCGACAAGGATAACTACATAGCAAAGTGGAAGAAGTGGCAGTTTAATGATGGCAACTTCGGAGGGATGGTGAAGCTCGTTGATCCTAATGATACGAGTGCGGGAGTGCTGGCGAGATTGAATAAGCTGGAACAGGCTTTCACTCAGCACCTGATCAAGTTCAACACGCATATGCACCCTACTGCGGCTCCGGGGTTACCATCGGTACCATCCACACTTGACACTCAAACTATTTCACAAACGAGCAGAGCACAATTAGAAGATAAGGACGTCACTCACTAAAACAAAAATATGGCAAGATTTCTCACAGACGAAGACTATAAAAAGCAGATCAAGACTGAGATACTGAACGCAGTGACTCAGGATCAGGCATCATCAGTAACCGAATGCGAGAACGCTGCTATGGAGGAAATAGAGGGCTATCTGGCGCAGCGCTATGACATGGGCAGCGCGTGGGCTACCACAGGCGCTAACCGCAATCCGCTCCTGATGATGTATATGATAGACGTCACGCTCTATCACCTGCATAGCAGCATACCGGGAAAGCAAATACCACAGCTCCGCTATGATCGCTACGTCGCTGCCAAGGACTACTTCGAACGCGCCGCCAAAGGCACCGTGACACTGAACCTACCTCGCCTGCCGGAGAGGTCGCCGGTGCCTATCAATATCGGCGCTACCATACCAATGGGCGTGACGGTACCGGCAGCAAACGGAGACACCGCAAACATTACCGTATCAGGCATCGCACTCACAGCGGCACCGATACCGCTTGCAGCCGGTGACCTGTCGGGTACAGCACTATCCATCGTGGCCGCTATCAATGCCTACAGCAGCAATACAGGCTACAGGGCTACGGCACTCACAGCAGGTAACTTCTACATCACGATGCCATCTATGCTGGGCCACAACGGCAATAACATTCCGGCTATAGTGAGCGTGACCGGCACCGTACAGATCATGGCGGGAACCTCCAGCGGAGGACGCACTCAGCAGCTAGACAGCAGCCTCAACCCGGAGCGTATGCGCATAGGATCACACGGCAAAAGATTCGAAAGCGACTTTTGATTTAAAGACCCTTTAAACTACCGATATGGCAAAGACCAAACAGACTAATACGACGACCAACACCAATACTCGCAAGGCACCTAAAGACGGCCTGATGTACCCCATGAATCCGGGCAACGCATACGCACCTCCATCACCGGAGGATATGAAGCGATTTATCACCACGCTGGTAGAGCGCAAAGCCGACCGGATCAAAAAGGATATCAAGGGCTATCGCAATGCCCTCCGCTATGCAGAGAGCTATATACAGCCAAACAGGCTGCCGCTATACAGCGTCTGGAAGGAGATAGAAGAGGACCCACATGTATGGGGCGTGATAGTACACGGCATCATAGACCGCGTATGTGCACAGGCTCACAGAGTGGTCGACACCAGCGGTGTGATAGATGAAGACCTGGACTACTTTTTCCACGGCGAGTGGTTCTATGAATTCGTGGCAGAAGTGGTATGGACAGAACTGTGGGGACATAGTGTGATGATGATCCATGACATCATCGACGATCCGATCAATCCCGGCAAGAAGATACTCCAAGGGCCTAATGGCACTCCGGGACTTGAGCTGGTACCTCGCCGTAACGTGAAGCCGGAGATTGGCTATATCCTGATCAATGAATATGATTTTGACGGCTATGACTTCCGCAATGACCCTGCGCTGATCCCCTATGTCGTAGAGCTGGGCCATCCTAAAAACCTCGGCGGCTTTGTGAAGCTGGCAGTAGACTACCTGATCAAAAAGAACAACAAGGTAGTAGCCAGCGAATACAGTGAGCGATTTGGCTTGCCGTTCACGGTGGTGAAGACACAGACGCGTGATAATGCTGACCTTGACCGGATAGAGGGTGCGATACAGGATTTGAGCAAAGGCGGCTATGGCATATTCCATGAAGGAGAGTCTATCCAAGTAGAGGGTATAAAGGGCGGTGCACAGCAGACGCCCTTTGATACACAGATAGCCCGTGCAAACTCTGAGCTGAGCAAGGGTATCGTCGGCGTAACTATGACCGCTGATGATGGCAGTAGCAAGAGCCAGTCAGAAACCCACATGCAGATACACGATGACGTGATCGAAGCCGTCAAACGCAAGGTAACCGTAGCTGTGATGAACAGGCTCATACCAAAGCTGATGATGCGCGGTTTGGATTTCAAAAACAGGCGCTTTGAATATGTAGAACAGAAAGACCTCACGGCGCTATTCGATAGGGCTATCAAGTTGCTGGATACTGAGGAATATGACATCGAACCGAAGTTTATAAACGACACCTTCGGCATCCCTGTCACCAAACGGATCAAAGCTCCAGTCACAAATCCCAATGTACCACAGCCTGACGATCCCGAGCCTGATCCAGAAGACCCGCTTGACCCACCCGCACCAAAAAAGAAACCTGCAAAGAAGGCAGCCGCAAAAAAAGCAAGCGAGTAGTAGAATTGGCCCACGCCTGCTGCTCGGACTTCGGCCATCTCAACCTCGCTAAAGGGGATGTAAGAGGCGTGTCCAAAGCTTTCGACAAACTGGTACGCGAAGTATGGAGTGGTCGACGGTCAACGGTCAACAGTCAACGGTATTCATTCGAATATTTTGATACTACATCGGGCATCATGCGTGATGCGCTATATCGCGGCTGGAAAGGTGACGACAAACTAAAGCTTAGCGCTCCGGGCAATCCGAAACTGAATATAGATTACCAGAGTGATGACTGGCGCGTGATCGCAAACATGGAGGCCAATCTATTCCGCTTCTCCTCTGCCAAGACGCTCGACGTAGTCAATAAGCTAAACGCACAGCTCCCTAATAGCAAGACTTTCGAAGAGTTCAAAAAGAATACCGCCAGCATAGGAGTAGCCGCGAATGAAAACCACCTGCGCACAGAATACAACTTCGCCTGGCAGGTGGCGCAAAATGCAGCGGAGTACCAGCGCATGGTAGAGGAGAAAGACCTCTATCCGTTCTGGCAGTACCGCACTGCCGGAGACAGCCGTGTGCGTCCTGCTCACCGCATATTGGACGGCAAGGTATTCGCCGCCGATGATCCTTTCTTTCAGTCCATCTTTCCACCGCTGGACTGGGGCTGCCGCTGCTATGTCAAATCTATGCGTAGCAATAACACACCCGAGCTGTGGGATAAGAAGAAAGCCATAGACGCGCTCGACAGCACAGTCATAGACGACGAGGGCACCACGGAATGGGAACGCATGAAAGAAAACGGCATGGATGTAAACCGCGCCAAGACCGGACAAGTGTTTGATCTGAACAGAGAGTATGCCGGATCGCTCGGCGCGAAGCTCGGAATCAAAGACAATGGCGTGGAGGCATTCAAAGACATGAAAGACCTGCCTGCGCTCAATGCGCCGAAGCGGACAGCTGCCGAGGCTAAGACGTGGTATAGCGACAATGTGAAGGACAATGTGATCACGGACTATGCAGGCAGGCCGATTGAGTTCACAGAGGACACCGTGACCGATCACACACACAAGACGAAGTATGTAGATCAAAACCGCGCTGGCCTTCTTGAGTTATTGCCTGATATATTGAATAGCCCGGACGAGGTCTGGCTCAATCAAAGGGCTAATAGCAAGTACCAATATCAATATATGAAGATGTATGAAGAAGGGCCTATGGCTATAGTGGTGGAGCTGGACGAGAATATGCGAAGCACTTTGAAGACATGGTATCTGGCCGATAAGCAGCCCGATGATCAGCGCGCCGGTATACTGATAAAGAAAAAGGGCAAATAGCTTCTGGTAGGTTGCCCATCATACTGCTATCGCCCTTTCGTATTGCAAATTTAAGGAGGATTTAAATAGAAAACAAATGCCACTGACTGTCACCTTCCGGGGGCGTACGATGCCCGAACTAAAGGCCGCTATCAAGCAGGCCCAGAAGGAACTCGTGGTCATAGCCGGTCGGGAATCTGTCAATTTCTTTAAAGACCGCTTCAGGATGCAGGGATGGATAGACAATGGATTTGCAGCATGGCAGAAGCGCAAGAAAGATAAGCGCATAGGTGGCGCGCTGCTGGTCGCTACAGGCAAGCTACGCAACTCCATTAGGGTGATAAGGACAGGAGCCGACTTCGTGGTCATCGGAAGCCACATGCCATACTCGCAGATACACAATGAGGGCTTCAACGGTACGGAGCAGGTCAGGGCGCATCAGCGCAAGACCTTCAAACAGATGATGGTGGCCAGCACCAGCGCAAAGACGGGGAAGATCAGCAAGAGGAGCCGCAAGGTGCACACAGGCAATAGCAGCATTGGCGCTTTCACCCGGCACATGCATATGCCGAAACGCCAGTTTATGGGACAAAGCAACTTCCTTGACCGGCGCATCGAAATGATTTTCAAATACGAATTGGATAAAATCAAGTGAGACGATAGACGCCAGACATTAGACACAAGACTTTTTTTAAACCACTCTTAAACCATACAACATGATCACCAAAACACACATCATCATGGGCGCTGTCATCATCGCCCTGATAGCCATCCTGAGCATCTCCGAATGCAAACACCTGAAGACACAGGCCAATAACGCCATGCAGCTCCTGAGCCTCACAGACACGATAAAGATCACCAAGAACAGGCTCGGACAGGAAACGGCCCACACAGGGGCCATAGTAGCCGAATACAGCGCCTTTAAGAACTTTCAGTTTGCCGTGACTGACAGTCTGGGCAAAGCGCTCAAAAAGGCTGTAAATGGCCGTACACTGAACGCCGCCGTGGCCACACAGGAGCTGAGAGTGAGGGCAGAGCTACCCACATCAGAGACTTTGGGCGGGGTGACAGCCATCAAAACAGACAGTGGCGGGGTAAAGACACTCCGCTATGATACCTGTCGCCCCCTGTATACTCTCGTTTTTGATAGCCTAGACCCCTATCGTAGAGGCACTATCATAGCCGGGCGGGATAGTTTCAAGGTAGATTTGAAGTTCCCCGAGCAGCTCACCTTCCGCACGGAGGAGAGTATTTTCCACTTATTCAAGCCAAACACCTACACCAGCACCTATACCAATAGCAATCCATACGTGGAGATCACCGGGCTAAAAACATTCACCATGAAATGCGACTGCAAGACGAAGAGCCTGATCAGTTTCGGGTTCGGATCACTGGGAGGAGCATTCGCGGGATTCGCCATAGGGAGGGCCACCAAATAAATAACCGTTAAACACTTCAATTATGGACATAGTTACATCAGACATTTACAGCTTCATCTATACCACGATAGCTAACAAGATAGAGACGGACGTCACGAATATTGCGCACATAGACCTCTATGACAGCCAGCCATTGAGACCAAAGGACGAAGACGCCTACGACCTGCCAGCGCTGTTTATAGATTTCAAACCGACACAATGGGTACAGCGCGGCAGCATGAGCAGGCGCTCCGTGATGCAGATAGACATACATATCGAAACTAATCGCACAGGAACGGCCACAGCTGACAACACGCCCCAAACACAAATGGCGCGCGGCCTGTATTACTTAGACCTGATGAAACAGGTATACAAGGCCCTGCAAGGTTTCAACTCAGCCGCCGAGCTGGTAGCATTCGGCAGCCTCGTCAATATCGGGGACGCCCTCAATATAAATCCTGATGTGACCCGTGTGGATGTGATGAGCTTCCAAAGTAGCAGCGCATTGGACAACACAGCGGTGCCAGTGATCGCGAATGCGCCGGTACAGGGACAGACTATTGCGGTTTCGCAGGGATAGTTATATTTGGGGAAAACAACCATATGACAGACAAAGACAAGATGCTGATCCTCGCCGGAACAATAGGCATGGTATTCCTTTTCATAATAGGCCAATGCCTGAAGAAGCCGGAGCCTCCAGCTACAAGCACACCATCTGTTGTGGCCGCGCCCACCAAGAAGGAAGAAAGAAAAGGCTGGTATGAAATGACAGGAAAGGACTACAGGGTACTAACTGAGGATGCTAAAAGGAGCTTAGTGTACGAGATGCTAATGTCAACCACTGCTTCGAAAGCTGGCACAAACAAGGACATAATCGGGACAGAGGTAGAGCTAATTAAAGCCGCTCTAGACCTTGACACAAATAATGGAAAGTCAGACAAAGTCTACATCACCGACCTTATGAAAAGCTATGCCGAAGCAATGGCAAAGTCCAGGAATCAATAAAACAGAAAGGCCCCATCACTGGGGCCTTTCTTATGCTTTTCGTTTTCTCAAATACCGTCCTATATGTCGACGTGTGATTCGCTTTGCTCCTTTCACTTTCCGATGACTATAACGTGCCAGAGGCACTAAATTCGATTTTGGCATCTTGCTTTTGAGTTCAGTCAACTCATCCTTCGATAAGGTGACCGATGGACTTACACCATCCACTTCAATACCAAAAAGCTTTAACGACACTTTAGCAAACTCCATATCAGTAAGTATTAATGGGTATAGGTATAAGAAGTATAGCTTTGCTTCACCCCTGATTGGTTCCAATTCTCATCTTTAGTCACATTGCCATATGCATCAAAATAAACAACATCATCGTCAGCCGAGGTCCTAACTCCATTGGTATAGTGACTGACAAGTCCTACCAAGGGCACATTGTAGTAATACCGATCAACCGTTATGGTATTCGTAGAGGGAGTCACTCCAACTACGCTATCCAGCTGAGGACCACTCGAATTACTTGAACGATAGTATGTGGTAGTAGTAAACAGAGTACCAGATGCATCATAGGATTGCGCCTGAGTGACAAGGTAGGCCTTTGTTATTGTGTTGTTGGTCGTGGTATTGCTTCCTGTCTTTTCCTTGCTGCATGAGCAGATAGCGAATAATAGCAGGGCTATGGGGACGATTGATTTTTTCATGATCTTGATTTAAACTTGGTTTAAAGATATAAAATTAGAGCCAACGAGTGAGTGCATAGGTAGCCTTCAGGGAGCGCTTGCGGCGGTAGACGCCGTCGCCATCAGCGGAGCCGCCGCCGTTGGTATTGCCCTCCACGCTCTCATAGATATCGTCTGTGACGCGGCTATGATAGAAGCCTGTGTGCGCCACACGGGCATAGCGATAGTCCCAGAGCTGGAAGACATCGCCGGGCTGTGGCTGCTGTACGATCCGGCCACGGGCATAGACGACCTTGCTATAGTTGTAGGTAGTAGCGGCCCATGCGGTGATGGTGCGGGTATCGACACCGCACTCAGTCAGGCACCACTTGACGAAGGCTGAGCACCAAGCGTAGCCCTTGCCAAGGCCACAGCAGTGCAGGTACATCTCGACAGCAGGGCCGTCGTTATGGTTAGTAAGCTCACGAACGCCCACCTGAGATAGGTAGGCGTGTGCGAGGCAGGTAGTGTCCGGGTGTATGCCCTTTGCCGGGAGTACTACACCAGCAGCGCCACTATCACCACTCCAAGTATTAAATACAAGAAGTAAACTGAATAGTAGAAGAGGATTCTTTGCCATGGTTGAAGATTGTAGAAGTCATTAGAAAATCCGGTGCTCTCCGGTCTGAAGGTGCTGATCGTATAGTGCCATAGTGTAGGCATATTAACCTTAAGCCCCAGTTGCGCAACGGTATTGAGAACGGTCAGTACCACCGATGCGAATAGTACCGCGTGTAGGAAGCCGGGGCTATAGCCTCCGAATCCATTTCCGAATATGGCCTCTCCTGCATAGAGTACGCCGATGAACAGAGCAAGTACCATCGGTACGCTCCAAATACCATCCCACCGAAGCAGGAAGGTGCCTAGCTTCTTTAAAGCCGCTTTAAATGTTTCCATTTTGTTTGTTGTTTATGATGAATGAATAAAAACTACTTGGTGCCTGCGTGGCGCAGGAAGATGATATTGGTATTGCGCTGCTTATAGGTTGGGAGATTGGCATGAGCCTCAGATTGCTTTTTCACTTTGATGATCTTGGCTCTGAGCGGCTCCACTGTCACCTCAGCTTGCCAGACTTCCTTTTTGGTGTCACCAACGAAGTAGAAGCGATCACCATCCTCCAGTTCGATAAAGGCGTATTGATTTTGAAATTGTTTGTCCATGTTGATTGTGTTTATTCTGTTTCTACATTTAAAATCCCGTTGTGGATAGCCTCGCTATTGCGAAGCCTTTTGCCCGGATAGCCTGTTTGGTGTTTGATCTCCTCGGCTATCCGAGCGATATCCGGTTTGTCTTTTTTCTTATAAGGCCTGCGAGGGTTATGAAGGGTTGAGCAGGGGGCGATATATACCTCGCGTATTACTTCCGTCACTTCATCTTCAGGAGTGTGCCATATGGCCTTTGCGGTTTTGACCACAGGCGTAATATCAGGATGGTGAGGCTGCGTGACGGCGATATAATATAGCTTGCTATCTATGAAGCGCATGCGGGTCTGTTTCTCTGCTATCTGGCGCGTGACGTCGAGCGTGGAGCGCTGAGTCTTCACCAATGTATCGCGCAAGGCATAGAGCTGCATGACTTCATCAAACAGATAGTCGTATTCCTCTTTGATCAACTCGGCCTGTAGCTGATCGCCATCCTCGAAGTATTCGCGTATGATCATTGCTCTTCTTTTTTGTCGTCAAATAATCCCATTTGTGCAGGTACTGATTTGCGCTCCTTCTTCTCCCACTTGTCTATGTCGAGCAGCAATATTTCACCGACTGTGCGCTCCTGTAGGTAGAACTCCTTAGCGATCTTCGCCACGATGTTAGTATAGGTATAGATCGGGCGGCCCAACTCGTCCTTCTTATCCAGCGCCACATACCTCGCTTTGATGTCGAGGTATTTCTGTTTGATATTTGCGATTGTCCCTTTCATGATATCCAGACTTTGTTTAGTAGATAGGTGGCAGGGTACTTCTTATTGATAGTGCGCTGAGCCAGCTTGCCGTCATATACCTTGATATGATTGATAGCGGCCAGCCTATCAGCTGCCTTCATGGATTCCCAGATACTTTCACACTTCTTGCGCTCTTCTTTGAGGTTGTACAGCTTCCAGAAGGTTTCAAATGACAGGTCTATGCTCACCTGTCTCACCTTGGTATACTCTGTCTTTAGCACGATCATGACCCCCTCTTCGGCCATGGGGATATTCTTCAGGAGCCACAGATGCTGCCGCTCATCAGTGAACTCGGCACGTATGTCGAGCCTGATGAGCCTGCCAGCGGCATCATAGTCCAGCTCAAGCTCACCGGCCCAAACCTCTGATGTGATGATGTATTTCATTTTCCGAGTATTGGGTTTTCAATAATCTTGACATCGAGCTTGGCGGCCAGCTCCTGTATTAGAATCTTGTCCAGCTTGCCGAGTCCATTCAGGGGGATGTCTTCATAGTATTTGAGAAAGGCCGCTGCATCATGGCGCTCCAATGTGATCTGAAAGGTGAGCGTAGATCGCTGCGAGGCAAGCGTATTAAACAGTCTCAGGCGCAGCTTGTACATCAGTGAGCATATGGCGACAACTGCCATGTCATCGCTGCCGACAAACGCTTCCGATCCGGCTAGGTATAGAACGAGTGCCTGTACTGTCTCCCGATGTGTTTTCTGTAGTATGATCTTCTTCATAAATAAAATATGATGATGGTTAGTGTGATGGCTGCCAGTATCGTCAGCAGGCCAGCTACGAGCTTGATTAGCGGATGCCACTCCTTTGCTTGGTTCTTCATTTGTATCTTTTGGTTGAGCCGAGACGCATCATCTCGTCGTTCATGAAATTGATACAGGCCTGACGGCTCCTGAACTCCTGTGGCACTGCCATGTAGTGGCGCTCACCGAAGCGGGAGTTTTTTGGTGTGACGGCCTTCATGGTAGTGACCGGCACCAGCCTAGTCCATATCTTGACACCGAATACATACGACACGAGCTTCCGGTCTAATAGCCAGAAGCCTTTGCCCTCCTTGATCTTATAGTCTTTCAGGTAGGTGACTAGGGCCTTGTTTGATTTCTTACTCATTTTGTCTGTGATTGGGTGATGTAATTCTTGTATGTCTGGTCGAACTGATAGCGCGCCTTTTGCAGCTCTTCTTTGCTCATCTCGTTCAGCTTCTTGTGAGCAGATGAACGCATCAAACAGAAGTCATCTATGCGCACATAGTCGAGCTGTGGCTTTCCATCCTTCAGGATCAGCACGTCGTTTTCATCCTTCTTGTACCATTTCAGGTTGTGGCAGATAGCGAGGATACCCCGGCGAATCTTGTTGCAGGCTTCTTTGTCGGCGTCCTTATTTACAGCAGGCTGCGCAGTAGATGGACTGACTTGCTCATTGAGCTTCCTGACCAGATCGGCACACTGCTCGAATGTGAGGTCCTTCAGGCTTAGCTTATTTTCATCCCCTGTATAACTGAAGACCATGTTTTTCTTATCCTCTTCTCCGAGCTTGAGCATGGCGAGGGCGGCATATACCTGACCGAATTGTTTTGATGTAGAGCGTGGCATAGGTTATTTGTTTAGTGCTTTACGGAATGACTTAGGTTTGATTTTGCCAGCCTTACGAGCGACCCTATTCGCTTCATTGATCTCTGCTCTGGTCAGATCATCGCCGTCACCCTCAGCGAGTGGGGGAAACAGATCATTGGCGAGTACGAATGCCTTTGTAGTAGTCAGTCTCGTTTTAGCAAGACGCTTCCCAGCTGCATCGGCTTTCTTTTGGAGCGCGGCCACAAAGGCATTATGCTTCTCGGTATATTTACTAAGCTCTCTCCGCAATTCGCTCAGGTAGAAATTGAACATCTCGGTGATCTCCAGCCTCTGCGTCAGAGTAACCTCGACAGCTAAGCAGTCATTGTATCTCGTGATGCAGCCATACTTACCCATTACCTTTCCTACTACCTGACAGAATAGTATAAGCTCAAGCTCATCATCGAGCAATGTGAAGCCGTGAAGCTCCGGCGCATCAATATCATCATCCAGATCACTTGCGCTAATCCCAAATTTCACCATGAGGTCATCGAGGATATTTCTCGCTTTAGTAGCAGATTCATCTTGCGCGGTGTCTGCGATCTTCTTTAGTTTACGAAGCCTATCTATTACCTTTTCCTTTTCCATTTTTTTTGATTCTTATAGTGTGTTTAAATCGCTGCTGGTAGTATTCCGACAGGAAGGCTATGACGGCCATTGCTATGAATACCGCCCAGTTCATATATCGTCGTCCTCTGTGTGATCTGATTTGCGGCCACGATCCTCATAGATGTCTGACTCGGTGTCGATGTCCTGATATTCCAGCGGGACGATATCAGTGGCGTCATAGCTGACTAGCTTGCCATCGCCATCACACAGCTCACATATGCGTCCCAGTGTGTCCGTGGTGCCAGCTCCATTGCAGCCGGGGCATTCTTTAATTTTTCTGCTCATTGCGTTTAGTTTTTGTGCACCCTCCCCGGAGTCGAACCGGGGACTATGCCGTAAGGGTTTATTTCGTTTGGGGTATTTTACTTCTGCCAGCTTCCAGTATTGGCATGTTTGCCTCCGTTGGGATGTAGATTACCGCGTTAGGGTTCTTTTCGATATTGTCGATCCACAGCCAATGCAAATAGGCCTCATTGTTTTTCAGAGACTCCCCTATGATCGCATTGCTGCGCGCTACACCGTGGGCACGAATAGTATCAGCTGCCGCCAACATTTGCGCACTCTCCATTTTAGCCTTTGCCTCTGTCACAGCTATTTCGCGTGATGACCTTGCATGTGCCAACTCAGCCGCACCGTCATTGGTTTTTTCTTTCATTGTCTGCTCGCGGCTCCAATCATTGTAATACCCGCAGGATGACAGAGACAGAGCTGTAATTGTTATTAGTATTAGCCTTTTCATTGTTTGATACTGTTTCCTATACACAGTCAGGTTTTAGTTAGCACCCTCCCCGGAGTCGAACCGGGGACTATGCCGTCAGGGTTTTATTGTTTCGCCTTAGCGTAGAATACTTCCTTCTGTGTGATGTCCAGATTGCAGTTGTTCAGCAGAGAGAGTACAGCGACGTTCTCGCGCTCTGCGATCAGCCTCTTTTTGTCGATAGAGTAGACCACCACTTCGTTAACATAGGTTTTGAGCTGGCGATGTGTGAGCATCTGCTTCATCGCTACGTTAAATGCTTTGTCAAAAGCGGTTTTAGGCTCACCCTCTGCCGGTTGCTGTATCAGGCTCACAGCTGGCGGGTTCAGCTTATAGCCGATGATGCCGGTGGTCAGCTCTATGCAGCGCTTGTCAGAGAATCGCTCAGGATTAGCTTTTGCGTATCCTTCCAGTATCTCAAGGCTCTGGGTAGAAATCAATTCGCAGCTCATCAGATCGTCTGCATACTTGGCTTTAGCAGCCAGTACAGCCTTATCTACTTTTGCATTCAACTCATTGATCCGGTTTTGGGCGGTGAGTAGTTCTTTCATAGCCTTCTCGGCTTTGTCTAAGGTCGGTGCCGCAGGTTCGGCGGGTTTCGTTGCTCTTTTCATCTTTTTGTTGTTTATGATTAGTGATTAAATACTTCTTTGCGCCACACGCTTTGTGTGGCTGATATGACGTGGTAGTAAGAGTTGCACAGATGGCGGCTATGCATCGCTTCTAAATGATAAAGCCTGTAGGCACCATAGAGCGTCATGGTGGTCAGCTCCCCGTCTTCATTGACAGAAAACTCGTAGTCGCGCTCGGTATCCTCTCCGTTTTGTAGGCCATGCAGTGCTATAAACTCTGCGTCGCGCTGGTGCCAGTTCTGTTTCCACCAGTTCCAGTAGAAGGACTCGGCGCTCAGGATCTCGATACCTGCCTTGTCACCCCGGCACTGCTCACGCAGGTAGTCCATGCCATAGTCCAGGATCAAGGCAAACATATCCTCGTCCTTCAGGCTCATCCTGCGCATGAGCATGGCCTGATTGGCCCGGTAGCTTTCCAGCAGCTTACCGTATGTCCCTTTAGGCTTTGTCTGTTTGGTTTTCATCTTTGATGATTTCGGGTGTGAATAGATCGGTCAGTTCTTCCGGCTCGTCGACCTCGACTACCAGATCGGAGGCGAATAGCTGCTCGTGGTGTGGAGCTCCCAGATATCGGCTATCTACTGTGAGCATGCCTCCGTGTATATACATCTTGACATCAGCAGCATGCAGGAGGTCCATGTCTTTTGCCTTGCCACGTGCTGTGCCAAAGCCTACCATGATGATGATGAGGTGACGCTTGGCAAACAGGCTGTCCATATACTGGAGCTGATCCTTAGTAAATCGTGCGTACTGGACGGAGTCGATGACGATGACGCGCAGATAGTTCTTCTCTATGCGCTTGCACATATCTTCGAAGGTATTGGCAGCGAGGAACCAGACATCCTTCACACTGCCGGTCTTTTCGTCCAGCCTCATGAATCTGCGAATGCGGTCAGCCATCGTCTTATTGACCTTCTCCTCCCATGAGTTGTAGGCTGCTTTGCCATATACCTCGCTGAGGTATTGGAGGAGCTGCATGACGAGGACAGACTTTCCCTGTCCGGGCCTAGCATATATTTTGATCTTGCAGCGGCCTTCTATATCTCCGAGACGTGCCCTCCACATGGCGGTATCGGGATGCTTCTTAGCCTTCTCGGTATCGAAGATGGTGTGAAACTTCTTCTCCAGCAGTGCCCGTACATTGAATACGCTCTTGCCTTGTTTGCTCAGCTTCTTTGGCTTCTCAGGGAGCATGCTGAGCTGCTCGCCGTCCTTCTTGTTTTTGGTGTCCTTGTTTTTGGTGTCCATGACTGGTTTCTATTTTTGAGTGAATGATTACTTGTGATATTTGCTACCCTTGCTTTCACGTTGTATGAATATTTGAGCTAGTTCAGGAATGATCGTTCTGCGCATAGGTGTTTCCTCAAACTCTTTTATAAGCTTATTACTGGCAGATATTTCCTTCATCTTCCTGTATGTTTCCTCGTCTGCCATGAATGACTGTCCAAGGATATTGTCGTTGTATACCTTTATGCCAGCAGGATATGGGGAAACCTCATTGATCTGATCACCTGTAATGGTGTAGGACTTTAATAACCCTTCGTAATCGCGGTCTATCAGAACCAACACTTCCATTTTGGGCGCTACGATGCCAAGCCCTTCGCCGTGATGTATTTTGACCGCTGTATTGACTATATCATCGGTACTCGATCCCAAATCAATGCCGCACCATGCATAATCGTTGCCTGAAGTATTCCACCAACCATCAAAGAATACATCCAACCTCGTTTGTTTCTTACAGCTTGGGCATTCTGCGTAAAAAGTGACATAATCGCTTATATCCTCCGGCATCACTGCCGATCCAATACGCCTATGATTGCAGAAAGCGCAATCGAAATTTATAGTGTATCCGGGCTTGGGTTTCCTGCTCATCTTATGCCGCTTTATGAGTGAGTGAATGAAGTATCTCGCGCTGGCTCATGTCTTTTGCTCTATCAGGCTGTTCCAGTATGAAGCGCTCATAATTTTGTAGCAGGTTTTTAAGTACACCGTAGCCTGTGGCTATGCCTTGCAGGAGTTGCAGGGCAGGCTTATCGGTAATGCCGAAATCAGTGGCAATGGCTGCTATAAAGTCTAAGCTTACACCTGTAAGGGGCTGCCAATACTCTATGCGGCGGCGCAATTCGCGAAAGCCCATCTTATCCTTATCTGCCATCTTGTTGATGTACTTCTCCATGTAGTCAGTACCAGCTATCACAAGGCCCACGTGACGCTCCATGTTGCTCTCTGTACGGTCATAGATCACCTGTATCTGACGAAGGCAGTGATCGGACAGTTTGCCCACATCATCGAGTATCAGCAGCGGCTTGATGCCGTTAAATTTGCTCGTGCTGGCTAACAGGCATGCTACAATCCTATTCATACGCTCCGAGATAGAACCCTCAGTATTTTGGCCCATAGAGCGCAGCACGGCGTTAATGAATTCCTTACGCTGCATGTTCACATCGCAGAGCACATAGTATACATTGATGCCTTTGCGCTTGTAGTATTCCAATCCTGTTGTCTTCCCCTTGTCAGTCTCAGCGCTGAGCGCGAGAAACTTCGAAGCATGCTGCGCGTCTGTACACATTTCCTGAATGGCGCGCAGGTTCTGCGTTTTCCTGACTACCCAATTACCACCCATATTGAAACCAATGAGCCTAGCGATAGCACGCCATAGCTTATCAGAATCGCCTTGATACTTGTCATTGAATATTTGCGAGATCGCTGTCTCTGAAACATTGAGCGTACGTGCCAGATCGGCGCGGCTCATTTGCTTTGCTTCGAGATATGCCTTAGCGGCTTCTTTGATTGCTGCTGTTTGTGAATTGTCCATGATATGTTTTGATTTAGCTGGTTACGTGATTACTTCGTGATGATGCTCTTTACATAAGCTGCGACCTCATCGCCTTTCTTATCATCTGCATTCCTGATTTTGTTTTTGATAGCAAGGAAAGTCTGCACGACAAGCAGAGTATCTTCTGCGTTAATACATCCCCATGTCCAAGCTCTGCGTCCGCCTGTATTTATGGCAGCTACGACCTGTATAGGAAATACTTTGCTTGACATATCCGTCTCAAATGAGAGGGTGAACGTTTCACCTATTCTGTTCGTGATAGTGTAGCCTTCTACCTTTTCCCATTCGAACTTGTCGATGATGTTTTGAAGTTCTTTTTTGAGCTGAGTGTTGTCCATGACTATGTTTTTTAATTGGTTACTCTTTAGTTCCTTATCTGCGTGATCCATAATCAGCAGGTACTTTGCGACAGCCATCTCAGGCGTGTTTGATCTTGTGCTATAATGTTCAGATACATGCCACAGTCCGGTGTTTGTATACATCATTTCATCCTTCAGCTCTTCGATTGCCTGAGCTAATTGGCCTGTGAGTCCTTTCTCTTGCAGGACTTCTAACACGAATCTTCCGTCTAGTATTTTCTCTATTGTGCTCATTCCGCGTCCTCCATTTCGTTTACACCACTATTGTTTCCGTATAGGCTCACGCGCTGGTAGTTGTCATCGTTGCGATAGTGTGTAGCCATTGTCAGCTCCTCGTACTTCTTCTTTTGCTTAGTCGCCACCTGCACCGGCAGCATCTCGTACTTCTCAGCCATCGCACGGGCTTCGTCCTTCGCCGCCTTGTTATCCTTCCTGCGTATGCTCTGAAAGGTCCTGATGCGCGAAGCTTCGCCCGGTGTATGATCCTGTGTAGCGATGTGGAAGCGGTGTGTGTCGGTATTTTCTGCCGCCGCTACGAGCTGCAAGGCTCCGCTGGCTGTCTTTTCATAGAGCCATGCCTGTGACATATCGTCGGGATCATAGCGCACGATGAATTTTGCGCCGATGTATTTCTTTCTGAACTCCAGGTCGATCTCGCCATCCTCGCCATACACTTCAAAGAGGTGCTTTGCTTTGCCGAGCGTGAGCAGGATACCGGCAGCGTTGTACGTGATAGGCAAGCGTGTGGTATTCCAGAAGGCCTCTACAGCGTCGAAGGCCGTGAATGGTGTAGCCTCGTCGTTCTGGCTGCTGAGATATACCTCCAGTCGGCTTTTGCCAGCTATCTTCGGGTGCGGTGCGTTGTTCCATTCCTTCACGCATTCAGCGAAGACCTTGCACATAGTTTCGAAGTCCGGCAGCAGCTTTCTCACCTCCAGTATGGCCTCCATGTTCGCGACGCTACGGTCAGCGCGTGAGCCACGGTTCTGGCCGGAGAAAAAGAACCAATGCTTCATAATCTGCGCTTGAAAGCGCAGCGTGATCGGTTCTATGCTCTTCGATTTACCGTTGTATGCCTCGCAGGGGAAGTGAAGTTTAGCCGCTATGTTCTCGATGAATGGGCCTATCTTGATATTGGCGCTGGACTGATCATAGCGCACCTCGTAAGGCTTGTGGCCGGAGAAGTTTACAGCGGCTTTAAACGCCCTGTAAACCGACTTTTCATTTTCACTCGGTGCGATATCCCATCCGAGTATTACCTCGCTGTGGTCATCATTGACCCAGTACACACGCTGCATCTTTTCCATCTTCTGGCGGTCGGTTTCCTTCGAGTAGAAGTTGAGGCCGGTACCATCCGCAAACCAAAGCGAGTCACGCCTTGATGCGCGTTCGTTCTTAGCCTGTATGCCATACTTCTCTTTAAACTTATTCCAGCCCTCGCGCAGGCCATACCACTTGCGTTCGACTTCCGGCCTGTACAGGTACTGATAGACGGTGTTGTGATGCTCCAGCGCTTCCCATCCCTTGATCGCAGCTGTCGCGTTGTACTCCATCCACGTTTGTTCGATGGTAGCCTTCGGGAAGGGATTGCCGTAGAAAGCGCACAGCCACTCACCAGCCTCGGCGGTGATCTTCTGGCTGTTGGCATTGCCATATTTCTTACTGATCAGTGTAGCATAGCCATGTTGCTCGTAGGTGCGAAGCTTCTCCATCAGGCGGGAGTAGTTAGCTGGGAGGTCTACGCTTTCGGCCTTTATGATAGCGACACAGGCGTCGTAAAATTCGCGACGGCAGCACATCCCCAGTCCCTTAAGTATCTTCTTTGGTTCGCTGCTATTGAATTTAACGATCATATTGAGCCACTCAGCAGCCTTGGTGTATCTTAGGATTGCGCCATCAGGTCCATCAGGTAATCCCTTACGGGTGTCCTTAACTCCTACTGGCGGTTTCGGGCCTAGTTTGTGACCGCGATAAAATTCGAGCGCCTTCTGATCCTTTTCCAGCAGGGCTTTGAGCGCAGACTGGCGAATGTATGCGTGTGGATCACCAAACTTGTCAGTGATGGCTTGCTTATACCTATCCTTGAGGCTATCAAACTCTATGAGGACACGGCGTTTGTCTGCCGGGTCGTCTATGATGTTCCAGCCGTTAGTTGACCGCTGCCTTGCGACTCTGATCGTCACCTCGGATATACCAGCGGCGATCATGTCGGCAAACTCAATGAATAGTATGGATTCTAGGTACTTCATAGGTTAGGCTGCTTTGAGACGTGGATAAAAATCATGAGTAGTAAGCCATGCTTGCCCGAAATAGGCACCGCTGAGAAGTCTCTGCTTGATGCTGACGCACTGGAATTTTTCCTTGTCTTTAGCTATAGTCTTTAATGCATCAGCTATTCGGATATGAGAGCGGCCATGCTGCCACATCAGCCATTTATAGTTTATCTTCTCATGCACACTTAGTGATTTGTATTCCGATATCACCGTTCCAAGGGTTGGAGTTGATTTTTGTTTTCTGCTTCCCATGATTACGCTGCTTTACTTTGGTCAGATAATTTGGCTTTAGCCTTTGCGAGGGCCTTCTCCACTTTCATGGTTCTTGCCTTGAGTGGGTTATAGTGTGGAGTGAATGGCTGCGTGAAGGCAATATGACCGGCTTCGACCGGCTGATTGTACTTAGTACCCTTGGTGATGCGGTTGATGGTGGCTAAAAATTCCAGTTCAGCTAGAATGGATTGAGCCAGCTCCGTATCCGGGTTCCTGACGCCGTTGAGGATTCTGTTGACATAGTCGAGGCTACAGTTGAACCGCTCTTTCGCTATGTTTTTGTCCTCGATTGAAATATTATCTCTGATTTCCTGAATTGTCATATTTTTGTCTTTTACTATGGGACAAATTTAATCCAATTCAAATGGAATATCCAAACTAAATGAAATTATATGACGCAATTCGCATCTAACGTATTGATTTTAAGGAAGAAAAAAAATCTATCTCAATTGGAATTTGGGGCCAAAATTGGCATAAAGAACACCACTATTAGCAACTGGGAGAAGGGATTAGCTAAACCGGACTTCGATATTTTGGTCAATATATCCAATGAGTATGGAGTTGACCTGAACACGTTGATGGTAGGGGATTTGAGCAAAATGCTCGAAAATCCAGTGGTGAAGCCGAATGTATCGCTAAATGTATCGCCAAATGTATCGGCATTGCCCAAAAATGCTCCAAAACGGCATTCCAAACAGAATGAAATGACGGTTTTAGCTGAGCCTGATCTGGGAAAGTATGAAGGCAAGAGCCGCACTATACCTGTATTAGACGCTCGTGCAGCTGCCGGATGGCCAGCGACCATAGATGGGACTGGCTTTTTGGACCAGCGACCCACCATAAGTCTGCCTTTTGGCTGGTTTCAGTCGGGTGAATACGTGCTTATACAGATCGAAGGAGACTCCATGCACCCCACTATCTACAATGGTGACTGGGCTTTTGTGCGTCGGATAGAGCAATATAACGATATCAAGGATGGATATGTCCATATCGTGCTCACCCGTGATGGTATTGTATGTAAGAGGGTGCTCAATCGCCCTAATAAAGGGCATTTAGCCCTACAGAGCGACAATAGCGCCTATCCGACATACACAGTGCCATATGATGATATCCTATCGCTGTGGAAGGTAGAAATGAAGATGAGCGCCATCCTGCGCAATGAAAACCTTGATATAATCAAGCGCCTGAACACAATGGAGGCTGATATAGCCGAAATGAAGGTCAAAAAGAAGGGTTAAACCCTGTTGAATTATAGTAATAGTGGGCTTTAAGCCCATTTCTGGGTGTATTTGTTAAAGTACTATTATGGTAGAATTAAAGGCCACGCACATTTCGTTTTGTATTCCCACTCCCCGAAAATCGGCTGCAACCCGCGTCAACACGGATTTTTCCGCGTTTTTGGGGTTAGAGTCTTTTTATACAATTGGTTTAGTCCCCCCTACCTTGGATAGTTAGACCGGCTTATATGCTTTTTCCTGAATATGGATATAGTTGGGAGGATGAGCAAAAACATAAGGTACATCCAACTTTTGATGTGGAAAAACGAAAATTTGTTCGGAATGATGAATAGAGTGGGGCATAATTCCCCGTCTTGGTCGGTGTCCTCACCAACCGAAACAATGATGCCGGTGATGTGAAAGCCTGATCTAGCCCAGATCCGCTGGCAGTTCTTCGTCCTCTTTATACTTCATGATCTGATCGAGTGCATCCGGCACCACATCGCTGATGATGGTGATAAATGAACCCTTCTTTGCATTTTTGATAGCATAGTCGATGGCTTCATTTTCCTTTTTGAGGACGGTGATCTTCTTGTTTGGATCGATATTGTGGATGCCCTGAGTGATAAGGCGGATGATCTCGTCGTCAGCTTTGCCACGGAGGTTTCTGTCTTGTCTGATGATGATTTCGTCGAAGACTTTAGCGGCTTCTTCTGCGAGTTGTATCGTATCATCATCGCGTCTGTCGCCCACTCCGGCTACGATGCCGACCTTAGGTGATGCCTCTACCTTGCTGAGGTATTTGCCGATGGCGCGCATGCCGTGTGCATTGTGCGCGTAGTCGATGAGCACGGAGAAGTTCTTGAACTGGAACATATTCATACGGCCCGGAGTCTGTGCCGGAGATGGCACGAAGGTCTCGAGCGCGAGTTTGATATCTTCTATCTTGAAGTCACGCAGATATGCTGCGAGCACCGCTGCCAGTGCGTTCTGGATATTGAACTCAGCCCTGCCACCAAAGGTGATAGGCACATTCGAAACCTTGTCTACACGGATCTTCCAGCCACCCTTCAGGATAGTGATGAAGCCATGTTCATAGATACAGGCGATGCCGTTTTTCTCACAGTGTTCTTTGATACGCGGACTGTCTTCATGCATACTGAAGAGCGCGATCTTGCAATCCAGTTCTTCGCGCATCTTATACACCAGATCGTCATCTGCATTCAGGATGGCGTATCCGTTGGGGAGAACAGACTTAGGCACTACGGCCTTCACACGAGCGAGTTGCTCCAGTGTATCGA